GTTCCGCGTCCTCCGTTTTTTGTTGCGCTTGTGAGGCGCCTAGGTTTGCTCCTAGATCGTCCTTAAAGCAGCCCGTTGATGGCCGCTAGTCGACGACGTGCTTCTTCCCTTGCGGGTAACACCGATGAGGCATCAGAGGTTACGTCACGTGATGGAGTCCAGCGATTAGCCGGAAACTCCGTAAACGCATTCTCATCAACGTACCGGGTATTAAAAGCGACAACATGACGGCGAGAAAACTCCCCTTGGGAGGGAATCTCCAGACCTGTACCGATTTGGGACTTCACGCGCAACCAATGCGCGTATCCATCTTCATCATCTTTAACAGGAGGTGTAGCACCAACCGTCACCACACGGACCTGAACGCCATTACGGTTGTTCAGTATTTTCCGCTTCAATCCTCGCTCCATCAACGTGGATTCCCAAACATCCGTTCGATATGTCCAACGACATAAGAACGAAGAGTGGGGGTACCCATAGGGCAAAGGATACAGCCAAGATTCTACTAAGGAGTAGAGATACTCCGACGCCGCGCGGAAACCACGCGTTGCCAAGAGATTGGCCGTCTCCAATGTTGCGAGAACTTTCGAACGAAGAAGATCTCTCTCTTCCGTCTCGGCGTTTATCACGCTGATTAGATTTGTTTGATCTTCTGGTTTTTGACTGATCCATTGTCTTAATCTCACAGGAGTAACGTCATTACCTAAAAAGGCATCCATTCCACATGACTCCAAGAACTTGGAGTTGATGAAACATTTGTCCTCGTTAAGCTTTAAGCCGATATGCTCTAGAGCGTATTTGACAACGGGAACATATTCAGTGCGGACAGCGATGTCATCACCGTAAACGCGTACGAATTGCTTCGCGTGCGAAAACGGAATTCCCTTGAGTTCCAGTGCAACTAGCGAAGCTAGAAACACCGTAGTCGCAAGAACCGGAAAGCAAAGCGCAGACCCCATAGGGGCAAACTTCGCGAGCCGAATGGTTCGACCGTCTGGTAAACATGTCCTAACGCTACGAGTTAGCATCAGGTCAGTCAGAAGGTCAGGAACACCCCCGAAGACACGACTAACCAGCTCAAGGCTGATCCTGTCGCTTGCGTCTTTCAGATCGAGAGTAGACCACGATTGATCTACAGATCCTGACTGGGCTATCCGTTGATTTATAGTTTGATCAACAAAGTTGACCGAACCAGAGCTCAAGGGGTGACCCTCGAGACGATCAACGAAAAAGTCCTTGATACCTTGTTGCACGTATTGCAAACTACTAGGCTCAGCTGAGATCAGCCGAGGGCCCCGTGAATCCTTAGGCACTAACATGACCTTGGCGGAAACGCCTTGGAACAACGAAAAGTTGTTATGTACAGGTGCTCGATCGCCCGGCAGACTCCCATAAGGGAAGGCATCATTCTCGTTAAAGAAATGATGGTCTGCGAACGACCAACTAGAACTCATTGGAGGTAATTTAGCAGAAAGCTTTTGAGTGTACTCGGTATCTGCCGTGACACCAGGGCCACATCTGCAAGTCAGAGACTCACGAGAGTAGCCACGAAAGATAATAGAGGCAAAGTGCCCCATTCTCTTGACGAACGGTGAATCCCATTCGCCGGCGGTTGGCAATTCTTCTTCATTTGCGATAAAACGCTTAATGACATCATTTTTCTGATCGTCTGTAGCGTCTAGCTTCAGCTTGTATGCGAAACCGCACAATTGCCGAAGCATCATTATCGCGATGGGTGAAGCGTTATCCAAGAGTACGCCTTTGTCATCAAACACTTGTCTGAACAAGGTGTAAAACAAAGTCGGTAGTGAACTACCGTGAATACACTTGAAATTCTCAGGACAGACAAAATTGCCTGTCCCAAGGCCTCGCAGTAGAGCTTTATCCAGCAGCACTATGGTTACGGTTAAAAACTTGTAACCCTCGCACTGGAAACGCCCAAAAGCGTAATTGAGGTCTTTGTCCGTGATATCACAGTCTTTGGCGATAAGCTCGAAGGTCGTCCACAAGAACTCTTCCAGTTGGAATTGTTCTTCGCAGTCCTCATGAGTGAGGATGCGACTAAAGGCGAACGCGAAGACACTGTAAACAGCGTGGAGAGTCATTAGGCCGAAATTAACCGGCTTTCTACCCTCTGCCTTCATCCGTAAACGGAGGTCGTGCCTATACCTGACAAGGCCATAAGTGAACAGGTTTTTCATTTCTCCCTCCCGGGTTAAATCCTGGTAGCGGAGTCCTGAACGCATGTCACCGAGGCAATGCCACAACGCGCCCAAACTGTGAAGTCTGGGTTAAGCGTTACCGCGAAGAATACCTGCCATTAAGGTCTCATTGCTGATAACCTGGGCAAGTACCTTCGTACCATCTAGAACCTCAGCGTCGACGAAATCACCAGAGACAACTCTGATAACAACGTATGCCGACAGCTTCCCTACGGAAGACTCGCCGGTGACGGTGTTGGTGAGATCCTTGTGGTAGTCGTACCTGATAACGTAGCTCGATTCCTCAGATGGCGGCTTAATTGTCTGTTGAATAGACAGACGACGGGGAGACCCGATAGCCCGCGTGAGGTCGGTGAAGTCACCAGGACGCATTTGGGTGAATGTCAAATCAGTCCCGCCAGTGGCGGAGATGACGGCAGCACCCGCTTTTGCGGTAATGGTAGCAATAGCCATAAATCCACTCCTCGAAGTAAAGTAAGAAGGACCTTAGCGAATCCATTTCGTAAACGTCCGGCGGTTGGACACCGCCTTCCGAATATTCGAGGTGCCAAGGACAGCGGCGTTGAGCCGTTGGACCGGAGTACTTAAGACCTCATGGTCAAGATCGAGCCCATCTAGTTCAGCGGTGTTAATCACTTCCCTAGTGAACATCTTTCTGTATCCGGCAGAATCACCGCGATTCAAGTACCAATAACCCCAGTTACCTGGGTCATTAGGGTTAATCCCTAAGGAGGTATTAGCATCTAGGCGATATTGGAAGTATTGAGTTGTTTTAACCGAGATGCACGCGTCGGATATTTCGACAGCCTTGCTATCGCCATTGAACACCTCAGCCCACGACCACGAACCCCATTTCCTTTCAACTATGTCCCCAACAGGGAGAACATAATCGATCAGAAAGGTGAACGGTAGTGCGTTCCAAAGCGTACTCAGGTCGGGATAAATCCCAAGACCGTCTAGAACCCTGGACATCCACGAAGAATGCCCAAATGATTCACCCTTGAATCTCGCAAATGCTCTTACGAGCACCTGTGTCGAGACAAAAAGCGTAAAGGGAGGATCTCCCCAAGGACCCAGATAACGGTTCTCACCGTTTGTCCAGATAACGTCGCTAACACCGATGCCTTCATTTATGTTGGCTTCAGCACGAGCGATCTTGCGCTTCTGTTTCTCTAGAGATTCGACCAACTCGGACGTCAATCCACGAATTTCATCGATTTCCCTTAAGAGGGGAGCATCCATGTTTTCGTAGAGAGCCTGTGCGTCACCGAACGAAGGAGCATAACCGAGGTTCCACTCCAATGCCAGGTCAGGGATACGCTGTATAGCGTCACCCCACACGCGTTGGTATGCACGCTTCGTGCGCTTCTTCCGTTGCGAGAAACGATCCCACAACTTCTTAGCGTACTCAGCTTTGGAAGAGATACCGGTCCACAAAGCCGGAATGTCGTCAGCTTCAGCCAAAAAGTTCAACAAATTGAACTGGTTACGCAGAGACGGCAAAGCCTTCTCCTTAAGCGAGTCCCAATCAACTGAAAAACCAGGAGGCATCAACTCAGCCTGAACGGCAGACAATTCTCCCCACAGAGGGAAATCCCTGCGGGTCGTGTGCAAAGAAGTCCAAGTGGGCTTCCCTGCGAATCTGTCCCAACGGTAATACCGAAAACTACCAGGCGAATAGAACTGTTTCCTATGGAAGCAAGGCTTGACCCTGGGTGGGAGATAGCTATCAACCGACTGAATGACCTCGTTAAAGGTCTCAATCGATCTCTCACTATCAACGACACCGTCGTGTCCAGCCCAGCCTGCTGGGTTGTACTCAGTTCTTTCGGGATAAATCCTGATGGATTGACGGGGCGATCTACTCATAAGCTCTCCTAAAGTGGGAGCGCTTATACCTCGATGAAAGGACCAGCGCTCAGCTGGCACGATCTAGAGCAAACAACATAACCGCCAGGGGATCCTGGATGGGCAAGCGAACTCTTCTCACAGTGCGTGATTAGAGGCTCCGACGTAAGTCGTAGTTGCTGAACCGGTAATCAACC